AACTATCCCATTTGTTTGCTTTGTATATTCTAGTCTTGAGGTTTTCTAAATCACTTCTCAAGGCAGTAGAATTTTTTTTATCTTTATTGTTTTCAATTACTTCTAATTTTGTTGCAATGTAAATGTCATCAATCTTTTCTTCTTTTTGATCTTCTACTATTGTCTTTTTGTTTTGATTATTTTTTGCATTTATTAATTCATCAGCACTTGCAAACTCACTACCATGTAGTCCAAATGAAGCTAATGCTCTGCCTAAAGCAGAAGTTTCTGCATTTTCTAATGCACTTGTTTTGTTAATAAATGATGAATCATATCTTTCTAATGCTAAACCTGAAAAACTACCCCAGTTATCAACTTTAAGAATAACTTTAACTGCTACTTTATTTTCATCACAAAGAGCTTCTATTATTTCAGAATTTATTGAAACTCTACCAACAAAATTACTAATTAATACAGAGTGTCTTGAAGCTACTGTGTAATAATCTTTTCCATGTTGAGGAACTGCTTTTTGTTTTTTTAAATCTTCTTTACATTTATTAAATAAATCTACATCGTCATTTCTCATTTTTTACCTTTCTTTTTTATTGATGATTTTAAAACTCTATCCTTGAAAGCCAAATCATCTTTTAATTTAGCCAAAGACTTTTGATATTCTTCATTGGCAATTTTCATTGTTTCATCTCTTTCAAGAAGTTTTTGATCTTTTATTTTTAATTCTTGTTTTAGTTTTCTGTTATCTGTTTGTAGTTTAGCAAGTGTTTGCATTAATTTATCTGACATATTTTCTACCTATGTTTATATTCATAATCAAATTGATGTTTTCCACCACACCATGTGCAATGATTAAGGTCATAAGTTTTATTGTTATGATTACAATTACACCATAATGTATTTTTTATGACATCATTATCTTTGTTTTTAAGTTTTTTAATTTCTTCTTTTAATTTTTCTATTTCGTTTGTAAAATATTGTTCATAGTTTTTCATAAAAGTCCTCCAATCTTTGCATATCTTCCTCATCATAGTTTTCTAGCATGAAATTAGATTTAAAGTTTCTAATTTCAGACCAATCCACATCAATTAAACAAGCTAATTTTTTTATACTGCCATTAGATGCTCTTAATAGTTCTTGTCTTTTTATGTTTATTTGTATGAATTTTCTAAAAAAATATTGAAGTCCTTCAGGCGTTAGCTCCCAACAATTATCAGGTGTAAAGATTGTGCTACTACCATCTGATACATAAATTAAATAAGGTTTGTATTCATAGTTATAATGTTTTGAATATACTGCTGTTTGTATGCAATGGGTAAATTGAGGTTGTTTTATTGGTTGTGATTTAGAATACACCCAATCCCCTATTCTATTTACATTACTATCTTTTCTATTAATTTTTAGTGGTGAGTTTCTAACACTACCAAATCTATTTTTATGTTCTGTTTCTTTTTTTTCATTATCATTAACACAATCTATATAACCCTCTGTTGCTATGTTTAATGTTTGACCCATGTATTTATCATCATACCAATCAGACAAAGGCACTTCTACTTTCCAACCTGAAAAATTATCTGATATTTCATTAATAGCTTCCAAATGTTTTTCAACATAACCTTTTATATTTCTTAATATAAATTGTGCTTTGATGTTATTTCTTTCACCAAAGTCAAAGTTATTTATAAAAGTTTTAAAATGTAATTCTACATCTTCAATCTTTGCCTGACCTACTAATATTTGTTGAAACCATTCATGAATAAATTTACCTGCTTCAAAACTAATTGATGGTTTTTCTTTTTTAAATTTTAGATGTGAGGATAGATGATATTTAATGAACCAAATAAAAAGTTGTAATGATGTTTGACTTGGTGATGTTGTTGCTTTGTTAAAATCACCCTCTGTCCAAGCTGTATCTGTAAATCTTTCTTTCATCTGATTTGGTTATTTACAGATTATTTACAAATAAGTCAATAATTAATTTGCATTCTTTTGTAAATAATGTATGTCCAAAATATATGGATTTTCCATCAGTTAATTTAAAGTGGTATGAGATATTACAAGGTGCAACGACTGGTGTTTTAAGAGAGGTAGAAAGCATAAGAAGTAATATTAAGTGGGGTCATGGATATAAATCTAATCAATATAATAAGTGGGGTCAAACCATTTCAGGTTCGTTATGTGAAATGGCTCTTGCCAAAAAATTTTCTAATTACTTCACTCATTCTGTGAATAATTATCATGGTAAAGATATTTTCATAAACAACAAACCAGTTCAAGTAAAATCTCAATTACACACAAAAGTTGAAAAGTATTTAACCATTAGACCTAACTTTCAACCTGAAGATTATTATTTTTTAGTGATAGATGATATGCCTACCTTCTATGTTTGTGGCTACATTCAAGCCAAAGATTGTCAAAAATATGGCATTTGGACAAATCAGAATATTCCTGATAGACCTTATTTTTGGAAGATCCCATTAAATAAATTAAAACCATTGGAGGAGTTTATAAATGAGTGATGTTAAATGTGCTTTGCTAAAACCTTTTGGCTCAACAATTTTAAAATCAGAATTACCTGATGATTTAGTAAAAGATTTTTATAATGATCTAACAAAAATTAGACAAGATCCACA